ACCACGTTTTCCTTTGATAGTCTTTAAGAAAGGTTCTACCATATTTTTAAATTGCGCTCTAGTAAAATTATCGTTAAATTCAAATAACATATATTTAGATGCTTTTGAAATTGCTTTTTCAAGCAAAATGAATAATCTTCGTACATTAATCCTATCAAATGCAGATGGTTTATTTGTCATAGTTCTATCTCCGAGAAGTGTAACCCCGGAATTAGCATCTACTATTACAGGATTAATTCCCTTAGGATATAGAACATCTCGGTCAGATTGGTTTGGGTTATACGACAATTTGATTGCATTCTTCACCCCACCACGATTAAATCCACCAAAAGACCACCACGGGTCATTTGTAGAATCTGTTCTAGCTGCTAATCCTGCCATATCACCGTTAAGTGGAACCCAGCGATATTTCTTTGAATATCTATCGAAGATATATTTCATGCCAGTATCCATAAATCCGTATGATGCAATAGAATCAGAAACACCGACCGCAGACTTGAATGCGATTATATTAGTTATTGCAGCTGCTGCGTCTCTAATAGGAGCACCTGCTTGATGTGGTGATATAAACCCTACACAATCTTTTCTAACATCTACGATATTTTCTAGGATGTATTTTTCAATTGTACCCGACACACCAACCGAGAATGCAGCACTCATGATTAGGTCGATAGAATACAAATCTTTGTTTACAAGTTTGTCATATGCAGACTTAATTTCTGCTTCAGTAGCTGATGTACCGTCTACTCCACCTGATAGAGTTTGCAAAAAGAAATTAGGTGAAGCAATTATATTGATTTGTGCAAATGTGTTACCTGCCAATGCTGCATCATACGATGTAGCACCCATCGGAACAATAGAGGCACCTGAGGTGGCAACAGGATGATTAGTCCACCATACATATTTAGAAGATTCATTCAAGACATTAACGTAATATGTAGTTAACCCTTGATAATTAATTGCATCAGATGCTTTGGATGTTCCTTCGTATTTCTCGAGCACGGTATAAGGTACACCAGATATTGCACCTGTTATATCTAACACAAGAATATGCATTTCATCATTTTTTTCACTTCCGTCAGAAGCTTTACCACTGACATACGCAGATGTACTTGGTGCACTATTAAAATATGATGCTAGTGACACACCATTAGGGAATAATGCCAAATTGGTATCACACCAAGCATCGAATGCTGCCCATGTACCAGCATCTACCATTATCATACCAATACCGTTTCCTACATTACCTGGATTCTTTGCTATAAATTCGCCTGCTGTAGTTCTATCAGCCGAAGAAATTGTTTCATATTCATCCCGATTGACGATGCTTACTGCGCCCCCAGTAGAATCTGCATTTGTAACACCAGTATTTCTAGTTCTAACAACATAACATGAATTTGTATATTTCAAAAATTCTGAACATGTGTGCCATTCATTTGCGTTGGTATCATTTGGTTCACCAAAAACTGAAACTAATTCATCCTCATCTGATATAAGAATAGGAGTTTCTATCGGTCCCTTGAGAAATCTGCCTGCGATACCACCTACTGAACTAGATACCGACGGGATTATCTGTGAAAAGTCCTTTTCTTTAATTTCAATGCCTGCTGATAGCAAAGTCATATACTGCTCCTTTAAATTTGTATTTCAGATGATTCTTCTATTTATTGATTTTTATTTTCTGCCCCTGTTTGATACTTATATCGTTTAACAGTAATTCTAGTTGCATAGCATATGATTTTAGGTCAATTAAATCATTTTCTATATTTTTGCCTATTACATCATAAGAGGTACCACCCACACTAGACAAGACAGGCCGCACTGGCATCTGTATTTCTATTGGTGTATATACTGGAACATATACGTATTCAATTGATTTACATCCCCCCAGCGATAATAAAAATAATAATATTAATGTTTTCATTTATTGTTGAACTCCGATGCTACTTGTTTTGCTGTAGATGTTAAATATGAAAAAGCATCTTCGCAATTATTGACAGGAGGTCTATTTGTTATTTTATTCTTGAGCTTATTATTTTCATTACTCAATTTTACATTTTTCAGAGAAGTTTCATTTATTTTCTGTTGGAGTGAATTTCGCTCATTTGTAGCTTCTGTTATTGCAACGTTTTGAGTTGAAATTGCGACAGATAATTTTAATATCTCTGTTTTTTGTGATTCTATTGTTGTTACTAGACTAGCCCAATAAAAAATGAGTCCTACAACAATAACAAAAAGTATAATCAAACGTTTATCAAATAACATTTTTGTCCTTTAATTTTTTTAATCTTTTTTTCAGACTTTTGATTGTGTTTTTCTTAGGTGGTTCACCGAAAGTGTCAGTAGTAGGTTCACCCAATTGATTTACTCCAATTGCTGCTATGCCACCTGCACCAACCGAGGTCATATCTTCCCCAATATGTCCATCATCTCGTTGCATATAATTATATCCTTTGTCTTTATATTGGCATTTTGTATGTAATCCGGCATTCTGTTCAAATACACAAGGACAGTTTTTAATTTATACCAATCATCTTTTTTTACTTTAAAAAACATCATTTCGATACAAATGTCAGGTGAAAATAAATTAAGCAAAATTAATATTTGATTTAAAAGCAAATGAGTCTCGATAGGACCCATATTTCTTGACGTTAATCTTACTAAATTAGTAAATTTTGATATATCACTTTCGAATTCAATTATTGTTTTGCATGAAGGATTATCATACGCCCTCATTGCCATAATTATGAAATTATCCTTCGTTATCATCTACTAAATCGTACTCAATACTGGATTATTCCCGCCGATTAAATACCATTTGCTTGTATATGCTGAATACTGAATTACCGCAGTATCGCCAACCGCATTTAATGTTATGGTATTAAATCCTTCGCCTATAATAGATATGGATACTGTCTTGCCGAGGTCTAATGTATTTACAACAATACTTTTTACCTGACCGTCATAACCGGAAGATAGGGAGTATAATCCATAAACACCACTATCATTTTTGAGTATAGTATTAGCTCTAGTAGGCGATATTGCTTTTGTAACCCCATTTGTACTATCGGTCGCCGTATATATGATGACTTCAGTCGACTGGACTAATACACCATCGCTAGAAGATGAACCAACTTGAAGGTTGCCTATTACATGTAATTTAGAGGAAGGTAGATTTGTGCCTATTCCAATCTTATCCGTGACACCATTTACAAAAAGGGCATTAGCATCATTCTTCGATGAAATGCTAGTGTTTATCGATAATTGAATTGGATTTAATCTTATATTATCATTTGTATTAAAATTTTTGAGTAAATTTGATATTGTTGTAGTTTTATTGACTCCATTTTGTAATAGCATCAAGGTATCAGTGGCCGTTATTGTCTTGGCCACTGACATCATACTCATTTTTATTTTTGGTTGTGCCATTGGGTACCTTGATTAAGCAATAACAGCGCCGTTTGAACTCATTACATACCAGCTATCATTTATATTTTTCAACTTGACGCTTTGTCCAACGACAGAAAAGGTTATCGTGTTCACTCCCAATCCGCCAGTAACAGTTACCACGGCACTAGGAGTTGTAACCTCTGCGGATTCACACACGATTTCTTTTTCCATACCATGTGTGCCCGCCGCTAGTGTATATGCCGCACTGGCAGTTGTGCTATGAACCCTAGAAGAAAGGATATTCGTGGCAATTGCGCCAGATACAAGTGATTCAGACAATTCTTTAACGATTAATCTACTCGGTAGATTTAAGGAGATTGTTTCGATGTCTGCTTTTAACGATGCCCCTCCCTGAACAAGCATCAGCAAATCTGTAAGATTTAAAGTGCTTGCAGGAGTTAATTGACTAACTTTTGTGTCTGCCATAAATTATCCTTAGTTAACTGTCGATGTTGAAGTATCCGGTGCAACAAATGTCACTGATGCTGCAATAAGCGCACCGCCTTGAATTATATCATAAACAGAACCACCAGCAGTAGATGCTCCGATTGTTACTTGCCCCGCTATTGCAGAATCACCTGCTACAATGGTATATTCAAACACCAAAGATGTGCTGGTCGATAATGTAGGATTAAATACTAATTCTCTATTATTACCCCCGACAACGAGCGATATTGCTGGGGTGCCGTCCACCTTTACAGGTTCACTTGCAGTCAACGTTACTGTCAGTACATCTCCTGTCACCATAGTAGATGTACCAGAATATGTAGCGAGCGCGGTGAATGTAGGTACAGTTATTACATCAGAATTCTTTACGTTTAATGAACTTATTGCTACTAGCACTTCTCCAGTAGGTTGATATTCCCATCCTTTTAATGTAGGAACAACATTAGCACCATTATATGCATCTTTACCATCCCCAACCCAATTGGGTTTTTTTGTGTATGACCATTGACTCATTTTATTTCTCCTTATCGATAATGTTATTTATTTGTTTCATTTGCTGGATAGGCTATACCGCCGGGCCAATAAATATGGTGCGGCTTTCCATTTATTGTAGTAACACCAATAGGCTTTGTCACCGGCGCACGATATGGTATTACATATCTTTGTCCAGTATCATCTACCGGTCTTTTATCAACATCTGTTGCTGCAAACATCCCCCCTGCGGAGATCAAAGCAGCTAATGCTGCTGCTCTTGCTGTCTTGCCTTCTTTTAATTCTTTAAGTGTGCTCATTATTCGTGCGCAATCTTATCATGCCCCATAACAACTACTCTCGAAAGATTCAATGCTTTCCTTATTCTGCCTGCAATGGTCTTCTGGTGTTCTGGGTTAGACGGGTCTAGCCCCAGCGAATATTTGTCAACTAATGATAATGCTCGATTGCTTGGCATGTATGACATTTCATAGAGGTCTGTGTTTTCTACTTTGATGCCAGATGTATCAACATCGCTTAACTTGTGTCTAATAGTTGGTTTTTTGCCCATTAATTTTCTATCGAGTTTGATTCCAAGTAACTGAGCTAGATTCTTGCTCGAATCTCCAGCACTTGATTTATTCAACCCAGTTTTTGCTATACCAAGTGCACCAACTGGCCTGCCCCTTTTCTTAGGAGCACCTGATGTATCTTTAGTTGCTTTAACTGGGTTTTCTTCATCATCAGATGGATTATATGATGTACCATACGTACCAATATGTCTTCTCCCGACTGGTTTAGTATCAGCAAATGACTTATCTGTTACTTGAGTGTGTTTGCTACTAGACCAAGAATCATCAGTATCTACTGGTAATTTTCTTTTATCCTTTAATTTTTTATTTGCATATTCTTCTGCTGCATCTAATTCGGCTTTCAAGTCAAATGATTCGTTGAATTCATCTTTCTTTAATGTCAGATTGGCCTTTATATTTTTCCCATCCCCAACTTGCACATTGACTCTACCATCCGGATGTCTGTAAAATACTCTCCCTTTCTTGCCATGAAGAGAATTGCCCGGTTTATTAATAGTAACAATGTCAGATGCTCGTGCAGGAGCAGATTCTTTTAATGAACCGAGTAGTTTTGTTGATAATAGTTGTTTGAAGTTCATTTTAATAGTCCCATCATTCGTAATTGTGAATTTGAAAATGTATTTTTGTTCCATGGTATACCAGCAGAATCTACTACTTTCATTAATCTGCCTACTATCTGCCACCCAGGCGGAGTAAGTTGTGCTGTTCTCAATTTGATTATAGCATTATTTATTGTATTTGTAGGGTCGGCATTAGTTGTTGTAATACCAGCTACCATCGCAACAACTCTAGCTATCATAATCCTGTCAGTAGTTAAGAATTTAATACCTTCTAATATTGAATATTTTAATAATTCTTCTTCTACTGTTGATATTACCTTTTCTACTAGATAAGGACACTCAATCTTTTTTGCATATCGTCGAAGACGTTCTATTTGAATTCTAACAGTAGAATATTCCTCTTGAATCGTGACATCATTGACTCCAAGTATATAATCGAATGCCTTTAAACACGATAATACTGCATATGAATCTTCGTGTGTTTTTGAGATTTCCTTGAAGTCTTCCGCCAATTGACGATTAAAATTCTTAGTTTTATATCCCTTAAATATTAATGCATCTTTATACAATTGGTCTCTTTTAATACCACTAGTGCTAATAGTTAGGTCTTCTGTCCACAATCTATGTTCTATACCATCTGATATTATGATAGCATATTTTGGATGAAGTTGAAGTATTTCGCCTTCTATTAAACCATTAGTAACACAATCTCCAATTTTGAAAGATTCATTTTTGACTGAAAGTCTGTCTTTTATCGTAGTCATCAAATCATCTTTATCTTTATCTGTCAAGTTGGTATGTAATCCAGCATAAAATGATTTTTTATCTCCTTTTATTGCTGCATCTCTCATCTTTGACGCTGACATACCCTCTACACCTTCAGCATCAGGGTCTCTTGCACCTGCTGATTTTACTGTTATTGATTTGAAGTTAAATCCATTTCCGTTTTTGTCAAATTTTCCGTTATAAAAATTCAATTTGTCTTGAAATTCTGCTACTCTATCTTCACCAGCAACTACAACTAAATGTTTTACACCTTCTCTGTGCATCCTCGCAGCAGCATGAAATATAGTAGGTTCTTCCTTAGTTGATTTTCGAAAGACTTGTTTATGATTTGGATACATTTTATGAAGTATATCGAGCTTTTCATCTGCTGAAAGTGGATTCTTTTTGTTATCCTGAGAATGAGAAACGTATATACGTTTCTTCCCAGGTTCTTTCAGCGCAGCATCTATCATTTTAGCATGTCCAAAAGTTGGTGGCTGCGCCCTACCATAGGCTAGAACCTCTGTTTTTTCTGCTTCTTCTGCTTCTTCGAATAATTGTTTTATTTGAATCATTTATTCAATCTCTAACTTTTTCAAAATTTGCTTTGCTAAATTCATTGCGAGCTACTAATTTGACAGGATAATCATTATGATGAAAGATGTATCCTTCTGGGTGTGATTTCTTACCATTAATAGTATGTTCTAATGGATGGTCTGCATTATCTAATGTTTTAACTAATGTGTCTTTAGCTTGTTGAAGATGTTTATGCAGCTTGAAATAATTATCAAAGTGAGCAGAATTATTTTCTATATGATTGTGTATCTGTTGTGTTTTGGCTACTTTTCTCGCTTTTGCCTTTTCTGATTTGACGGATTCAAATTCTTTTTTCCCATTTGCTATGATATGAGACTTTAATCCTTCTGTAGAAGGAGGTTCATTGTGCCGAACGGTTTGATTAATATATGTGCTAACATGTTTACCTACCCCATGTACCGCATTATGCATATTAACCCCATTTTCTTGATGAATTTTCTTTGCAGCTTCTATGTGGCCATTTACTTCTGCTTTATCTGACTCTGAAAAATGAGCTTTGGATGTATCATTTGACGTGGACAAATTGTATGAATCATCGTGACTTGTTAGAGTATCGTGTTCGATTGGTTTAGCTGTTAGTTTACCATTTACCATAGAATAGCTAGTGTGCCATGCCGCGCCGAATCGTGCCTTTAATATCTTTTTTCCTTCCGCCGAGGATTTCTTAGCACTATATTTAATAGTATTTGGCTCGAATCCTACTTTATCACCCTCTTCTTTTTTCGTTTTACTTGTGAATAGCACATCACCTTGATGAAGACCTTCTTTTGGTAATACCTTATGTGCATGGTCTAATGCATGATGTAATGGTTCTGCTACATATGGTTTATCTGAATGATATTTATCAATATCAGCATGAGAATAACATATTTTAGCAGTATGTTCATTATCGGCGCCTACTTTATTTAATGCACTCTTATATGCAACACATTGCTTTCCATTAATAGGATGTTTGCCTGCTACAACAGATATTCCACCATCTACCTTCGAAGTGAATGATGGATTGTGTTTACCATGTTCTATATGTTGTGCGGCGGATTGTAATGCTCCTATGGCATGTTCAGTACCAGCGTGCCCCAATTCGTGCCCTAAATCTTCTACATGCGATAAATGTGTTTTTACTTTTTCAGTATCAGCTGTTATAGATTCTAACAATTGATTATCATATGTTTCTAGTATGTATGCTTTGAACTTTAACATTTAAGCCGTTTCTTGAATTGAACCAAATCTTATTTTAGCTTCTTTTAGTTTCATGCTATTTTACCAAGATTTCTGAATGTCCGATAGGTCTTTTAGCTCTTATCTCAATCCTATGTAATGTCTTTCCTTCACTGTTCTTAACTAAAAGAGAATTCCCATTTCCTTCTGATTGCGTATACGATAGTTTACCAGCCGCATTATATCTATTTGTTATATCTTCTCTTTCGTTTTTTATTTTAGTTGTTTTAGACTTTGGCGAAGTAGCTACTTGATATGTAGGAAACGCATGCGATGGTGCTACAAACTCAGTGATTCTATTTTTTTGCTCAGAATCTGATAGTGAACCAAGATGTTCTTTGATTTCTTTAACTTTATTTGCGGCATGTTTATAAGCAGATGCTCTTATTTCATCTGCCATTTTTCTGCCGGCTGGATTTGTATTATCTCTCGATAATTTAAATGCAACATGTTTCTGATGTTCTGACATAGAATCAGCATCATGCCCGTGTTTTTTTAATATATTACTTACTTCTAATCTATGATTGGTGTCGTGTTTAGTCAATGAGCCTATTGGCATACCCATTACTTGTTCGGTTGTTTTAGAACCTGTTTGCCCGGTAGTAATTTTATTATCTGCAATCTTCAATGAGTATCCTACTGCATGATGAAGGTTACCGGTTGCATCGTGACTAGACAACATTATATCCGCCCCACCAGAATGAGATTCATCTTTCTTACCTGTCAATTTTTCGTGGTCTGATTTTAATGACGTCCAAGATACTTTTACATGATGCTCTTTGTTTGCTAAAAGCTCTGGATGATTTGCTTTTATATGAGTATGAATTTCTTCCGCTGCTTGAACCGCATGTGAATGTGCTTCTTGATATGAAGCATCTGACAGTCCTTTTACCAAATTATTGTGTGCTTCTTCTGGTGTTCTGCCCTTTTCATCTCTAAAGTGGTCGGCATGGGTCAGATTGCCGTGTATCAGCCTGTTTAAATGCGCTGCGACAAGAATCTCATGTAGCTTACCTCTACTATCATTATCTAATGTAGCAGACTCGATTAACCAAGTTTCAAATGTTGCAATAATTGACTCTTTTAATGAATTTGCATGTTTTTCAGCAGACTGTCTAACTGAATCTTTATCTTCCGCATCAGTATATGAAAAAGATTTCACTGCATCTTTACCGGGTTTATGCACTAAAAACCTATATGTAGATGGGTCATGGGTCACGATGAAAGGAGATTCATTTATTTCTGTACCCTCATTATGTTTGCTAAGTTTTGAAAAGTGTTGCTTAAGATACATCTGTGCAGATAATCTGCCTTCTTTTGTCTTTGAAAAAGACTTCAATGTTTTGCCTTTGCCGTCTAATACATGCCACCCGTCTTTACCAGATGATACATAAGGCTTTTGTTTTACATTATCATGTGTTTTTAATTTAGCAATAAATTTAAAATTTCTAGTTTTATTGTCATCTTGCTCTCTTTTTTTCATTTTCTCAAGTGTTTTTAATGTCTGTTGAGATTTGGAAAACGTTGCCATTGTTTTTTTGTGTTGTTCTGGTGTTGCTGTATACATAGTTAAATTCCTAGTAAAGTCATTAGTTATTTATCGATAGCCGTCCCACGAATAATACTCATTCCTGTTATCATAGAGTATAGCATCTTCTACTCCATCATTATAGAATCCTGTCATACAAATTTGGTCTTCTAATTCTTTCACGTGATTGCTATGCATCGAATGTCTTAAGTCACTATCAGTCAATTCATTGAAGAACCGTTGAGACACAAGCCATGCATGCATTATTCCGCACATCACCACATCATCATGAAATCCTTTGTCTGCTTCATACGACCCATTGTTGGATTGAATAAACGTGCTTAGTTCATGAATAAAATCATAATCATTTACAATCAATTGATTGTTGTCAATCATATCCTTTAAATTTGCGCATCCAATTCGTTTTGTTTTCTTAGTTGTTCTAACACCTGGATATGGGTCAGTACCTTGTTTGCCAAGTTCAGTGCCCGATTTTGTCCAATGCATGTTTTCATATTCCAGTTCATTCCACAGAATATCTGCTACTTGCCCGCCGATGTCATTTATTTCTATCAATATGTATGCATCATTATATGTTGAACCCACTTTCTGTAGTAATGATGCATATAAAAGAGGAGGTATTTCGTTGTTTCTATATTTTGCTACAATTCGATGTGGATATGATGTAATGTCAAAAATAATAAAAGCAGAATAGTCTAAATGTCTGCCTCTCGATACATCAACCGACATCGAATATAATCTGTCCTTTTGTGGTTCCTGATATACCTGTAATCCCTTATACTGATCAGTATATTCTTTAATAGGTATATCGTGTGTTAATCTCGCCAAAGTAGAACCAGACAATAATGTCATGCTAGAGCCCAAGAATTCACAGGAAAGCTCTTGAGATGCCTTTAGTTCACCTAATACCTCTATTTGTTTATTATACCATTCTTGTGTTCTGCCTGGCATATCGTACCAATGAACACGCAGGAAAGAAAATCCGTTTTTCCCAGTTTCTGCTTCTCTCCACATCTTCTGAAAGTGATTGTAACCGTTCGGCGTGCTAGTTATATATACCTTAGTATTTTCGCCAGCAATGATTGTTGGATAAACCGAAGTGAAGAACTCGTCCGCTATATTATTAGGAACAAATCCATATTCGTCAAGATACAGTAACTGAATTGATTTTCCTCGAATGCCGCTGGAAGAAGTGGCGGCGCCGAATATCTTACTCCCATTC